AGAAGAAGTAACCGCTGAGTTTGTGGTGGGAGAAAGTCCTCCTAGCAAACCATCAGCTCCTACAGTATCTATTGACAACCAATATATGTTGAAAGCTTCCGTGGATAATATCTCGGACGCACGAACTGACTCTATTCAGTTTGAGTTATATAACGGTAACAACCGTATAGACCAATCATATTTTGCAGTAGTCACTGCTAGGTCGACTTATTATCGTGCAGTTTCCCCCGGGGGAAAATATAGGGTTAGGTGCCGAGCTATCAACTGGATTGGTAACTTCCCTGTATATAGTGACTGGTCACCATTTACTAGTGAACTAGAGACCGCTCCAGATGGAGTGTCTAACATCACTGTTGCAGTAGAGTCAGAGTCTACAGTAAGTTTGAAGTGGCGTGGTGACGCTACGGCTACTAGTTACGTTGTAGAAGCATCTACAGACGAAAGATATTTCGACAGCTCATCAGAAGTTAAATCTACAACGGTTACTGCTGAGAGTGCATTTTTAACAGGCTTAACTAAAGGTAAACGCTGGTTCTTCCGAGTAAGAGCTAAGAACTCACATGGGGAATCTCCATGGAGTACTATTGTCAATACCGTTATTGGTACTAAACCAGAACCGCCAACGACTTGGTCTCTATCGACCACAGCGTCAGTAGGAGATAACCTAATCTTATATTGGGTGCATAATACTGAAGATGGTTCTAAGATGGTCGGCGCTGAAGTAGAGATGACTATAGGTGGCAACAAGATTTCTAAGTATGTCGCCGCTGAAGCTACAAAGAGCGACCGAGAGAAGATTCATAAATTCAAAATAGATAATGAATTGTATCGTACTGGCGGTAAAATTGAGTGGCGTATTAGAACCATGGGCGTTACAAACGAATACAGTGATTGGTCTATATTACGAGTCATTAACGTGTATACACCTCCTACTGTGGAAGTGAGAATTGGCGACGGTAACAAACCTAACTTATTTAAGTCTCACCAAACGTTAGCAGGAGAGTGGTTAAACGCCAGTTCGTACGAGATTATATCTGATAGATACAAGGGTTATACCGTAGCTAGAACATCTGAAGTTAACAAAGGTATGACTCAGAAACTACAGGTTAAAGCTGGTAAAAGATATTTATTCAGTGTGTATGTCAAGAGTGATAAAGACAACGATACAGCTCTTATATTTAGAGCTAACGATGGAGAACCTATCGTACAAGGTGATAACGCTACGTTAGAAGCTCATCAACAATGGGTTCTATATTCTGCGTCAGTCACAGCTACTAAAGACGGATTCGTGTATCCTAGAATTGAGCGTAAAGACAGCTCTGCAAAACTTTATATTTGTGGAATGGACTTTAGAGAACAATCTACTGGAGCGTCCGGAGGAGATGGGTCTATACGCAATTACCCTATCCCTATTGGCATCACAGCTAGACCGTCTACACAAAAAGCTATAACATGTCATATTAGCGTAGTTGCTAAGAACACTCACGAAGTAGTCGATATGTTAGGTAACAAGAAAGTAGTAAGTGCTGGTTCAGAGATATACTCTAAAGTTTATGTTATGGTCGACAACAACTTATATCATGAACTAACTCCTGCTGAGATAACTTTAGTCGATAAACAATCATACTATCTAAAGGTATCGGCCTCTATGGATAGCGGTCTAGTAGCTCAATCACAACAGCAAATCGACGTGAAGTGGTCAAGCTCAGATTATATGCCTGACGGTTTCGTTAAGTATGATAAGGACAAACTATGTGCTTATATTCAACCGTTCTGTTTCGACAGGGAAGGTTTAATGTCTAGAGATGTTACTTTATCTGTGTATAGAATAAACGCTAACGGAACATTATTTTTAGTGGGCTCTGGTATTAGGAATGATGGTTCTGGTACAGTGGTAGACCCACACCCAACGTTAGACTATGCTCGTTACAGAATTGTGTCTACAGACAAGACCACTGGTATAAACGAATACAGTGATTTACCTCCAGTTTGGATTAAAGATCCTGCGATAGTCTTACAATGGGATGAGAATTGGAAAGTATTCGATAAGACTCTAAGTCGAAACTATCAAAATGAACAATGGAAAGGGTCGACTATTAAGTTACCTTACAACATAGATATTAGTGAGAAGTATAACGTAGACTCCGTACTGACAGAATATATTGGTAGAAGTAATCCAGTAAGTTACTATGGTACTCAAAAGGGTGTTACTGCAACTTGGAACACTGATATTCCTAAAGAGGATAAAGAATTAATTTATCACCTTAGAAGATTAGCTAATTATTCAGGAGATGTTTACGTACGTGAACCAAACGGTAGCGGATACTACGCTAGAATTAACATATCTATGAATATTAAACATAGGGAATTGGTAGTACCTGTGACTATTGATGTGCAGAAAGTTGAGAGTGGTGAAATATGGTAGATTGGACTAGAAGTATGGCTCAAACATTTGAGTTTTACAAAGTCGATGTTAACACATGGCGAGATACTGAGTTAATAAGAACTATATCCTCATGCGACATCACTAGAGATGAGAGTAATTTAACTCTACAACATGCCACGTTTAACTGCTCGGACTATCTGGATGAGGGATATCTTAGAGTATATCTTAAAGTACTACAAGATAATCTGGTTAGTAGGTTCCCACTAGGGACATTTCTAGTTCAGACACCGTCCCTCAGTTTCGATGGTAAAAAACATGTAATTAATATAGATGCATATTCCCCATTAATAGAGTTGAAGGATGACTATCCTCCTCTGGGATATGCTCTACTGAAAGATACGAATATTATGGACTCGGCTTATAGAATTTGCAAAGACAATTCAAGAGCTATAATTAATAATACGCCTAGTGACAAAACATTATTTTCTGACTTCGTGGCGAATACTAATGATAGTTGGCTCTCTTTCGTCAAAGATTTAATCCCACAAGCTAACTATTCACTAGCTCTAGATGAGAACGGAACAGTTCTATTTAATCCGATAACTGATATTTCGTCATTACAACCTGTTTGGATATTTAGTGATGACAACAGTTCTATACTGCATCCAAGCATTAAAGACAACAGAGATTTATTTGGAGTTCCTAACGTGATAGAGGTTATATACTCTTCTGATGGAGCTAAACTATATTCTACTGTCGTGAACGATGACCCGTCTAGCCCGATATCTACGGTCAACAGAGGTCGTCGCGTTACTCATAGAGATACTAAACCTAGCATTGTTGGTAAACCAACTCAGGAATATTTAGATGAGTATGCTAAAAAAAGACTAAGGGAATTATCTAGTCTAGAGCACAGAATAACTTTCTCGCATGGGTACTGTCCTGTGCGGGTGGGTGACTGTGTTATGCTAGATTACAAGAGATCTGGGATACGAAACGTTAAAGGTAAAGTTGTATCTCAGAATATTAAGTGTAGTACTGGTTGTGCTGTGGAAACCACAATAGTATATACTGACAGATTATGGAGGTGATTAAATGGTCGATTTATCTAGAAGTCTTTTACGAGACTTTGCAGCTTTGACTAAAGGTGAAGACCGTCAGGACGTACAGAATACCCTCAGAGGTACCATAGTGGTAGAGGGTGAAAACAAATATGTATCTATTGACGGTTCACCTGTTAAAACTCCAATATCTGAAATCATAGATGCTAGACATGGTGACAGAGTTATGGTCACTATTGAGAACCATAAAGCAACCGTGGTAGGTAATATTTCCAAACCTCCCTCAGCTTATAAAGAACAAGAAGCTATATCTAAAATCGACGACACTAGTAGAACTTTAGGCTCTCAGATATCTGAGACTAAGCATTTAGCTGAAACTAAAGTAAACGAGCTATCGGACAAAGTATCTAACTTCGAGAGCACAATCGGTAATAAGTTAGACAATGTAGAGCAGTACGATAAAAAAATAGCCGAAGCTACTAAGAAGGCTGACGAGACTAGAGCTTTATTAGATAAAGATAAGTCTTTAAAAGCTGAGCAACTTAAAGCTATAAACGACTCTATATTAGTAATGGAGCAAGAGCTAGCAGCTAGAGCAGCTATCGATACTGTAAACGCTTGGGTTAAATCGTTCGAAGCAATGATTAAAGCCGGAGAAAATGAACGTAAGCAAGCCGAGAGAGACCTAATCACAATGTCGTCTAGAATGGAATTAATTCAAGCCAATCTAGAAAATATGACAGCTGTATGGAACGCGGTTGACGCGAACATGAAATTCTCTAACGAAGGCTTAGCGATAGGTGACAGGTCTGGAGATAGTTATATTATGGTGAAACCTAGAAGGATATCTATGTTCTCCTCAGGTTCAGAGGTTATGTATATCTCAAACGGTGTTATCCACATCGACAACGGGGTATTCACTAAGAGTATCCAGATTGGATATTACGTTACTTCTCAATATGAAGCTAACCCTAAAATTAATGTATTACGATATGTAGGACCTAGATAGGAGGAATAAATATGGCGAATAGTAAAACTATATCTAAATCCACTTGGGACCGATATGTCAAATTAGTTTTAGAGGTAACTGAGTCTAGTGTTGACCGAAATGGTAACTACAGTATGCTTGACTGGAATCTTAAACTGGCTAATGACACAGCTTGGGCTTATAACTTAAGTCCCGATGCTTTAGCTGAGGTTTGGATTGACGATAAAACTGTATATAGTAAATATCATGCGTTCGATACCCGAAACGGTACCGTGAATTTAGCAAGTGGATCAGTCAAAGTACCTCATAACAATAATGGGTCTAAGACTGTTCAAATATATGCTAGGATGCTTGATATTTCTAATTTAGGTAATATCGAATGGTTCGGTGAAAACTTTACCTTAACTGATATTGCTAGATCTAGTACTGCTGGTACGGTCTCAATCACGAATCTTAACTCGCCTATTACTGTGAACATTAATAGAACTAGCGATTCATATACGCATCAAGTATGGTATAAGATGTATGGTTCTAGCTGGATTGACTTAGGGAAAAATCATGGGACTAGTGTTACATTTACTCCAGACCCTAACCTAGCAACTAGGATATCTAATGCTAACCAAGGTCCTATGGATATTTGTATACGAACTTATGAGGGCGATACTCAGATAGGTGAGGACGAGTATTCTTATAACTATAATGTACCGCTACCTAGTAGTGCTAAACCATTATTAGGCAGTATCACTTTAACTGAGACTTATCCTAAACTAAAGGATATATCTACTAGTGATATATTCGTCCAGACATTAAGTATAATTGGTATTAAGTTCAATGAAGCGTCTGGCTACATGGGATCTACTATATCCTCTTACTATGCTGAAGTGGTAGATGCTAACAACTCGGTATCCAGTGATAATTCGAAATTTAAATTCTTTGATAAACACGGAAACTTTAGAATTAGAGCCTACGTAACGGACTCACGTGGTAATAAATCTAATGAAATTATGAAAGATATTACAGTTTTGGAGTATCACGCACCTATAGCATCTATATACGCTATAAGGTCAGGCGAGCGTAACGACACTATTACTGTGTATCGTAACGTAAAAATAGCTCCTATTAAGATTAACGGTCAGAACAAAAATACCTTATCCATGTCATTCCAGACGAAACAGACGACTGAGCCTTATTGGAATAATAATATTGGTGGAGCTCTAACGAACATGACGGTTGATA